ACCCCCCACACTAACCACACCAGTCGAGGGGTTGACGCTAACAGGCGCACCCTCGGCGGTATGACCCACAGTCACGCTCTCCGCGCCAATGTCGGGTCCGAACCCTACATCCGGCCCAAAACCCGTTCCCAAGCCCGACGCAGCAGATTGTGCCGCCGATAGGCCCAGTCCACCCAACCCCACGACCCCACTACCAAGATTACTAGCCGGGTTATCTGCACTAGCATTAAACCCCTCCGACAACCCCTCACCAAAGCCACTAGCAATCGCCTCCGATGCACTTCGACCTGCATCCGCAACACCTCCAGTATTCGGTCCCGCAACACTTGCGTCGCCGCCTCTCGCGGCTGGTCCTGTACCCGACTCCGTTCCAGTACTGGCGGTGCCGAATGGTTGGAAGCCCTGAGGGAAGAACTGCGCCGCTGCACCCTGACGCTGCAACTGACCCAGCCGGGCCATTAACTGCGACGTCACATCACCCTGACTCATCATTGCGGGTTGATTGACGGGCTGAGCCGCCGGGCCAGCGGGACTAGTCGATTGACCGAACCGACTAGGCATAGCTGGCGGCGATAGCGTGGTCGGACGTTGCGGTATCGCCACACCCCCACCCATAGTCTGCGGAGCCATAGGTTGGTTCACAACCCCACCTCCCGGCGATATAGCCGGATTAGGTGATCGTACCATCGCGGCTGGCAGAGCCGCAGCCCCCATACCCGCCGCGGCTTGTGGAACTCCCACCATCGCCGCCGGAAGCCCCGCAGCGCCGCCCGGACTACCAGGTAGGCCCACAAACGGGTTCGCCCCTTCCACATTGCTATAATAAGCCATCTCCGTCTCCTATCCAAACAGAAGCGAGCCCAGACTACCACCTATCGCACTTCCCGCTATACCCCCCATCGGACCACCTAGCGCAAGACCCAACCCTGCGCCGCCGAGAGTACCTAAGGTCTGACCCGTGCTCGTCTTGGGCATGTTAGCCGTCGTCACGTTACTGCCGCCCGGGAAGCCCTGAAGTAGGTTCATAAGCTCCTGAGCCTGAGCCAAATCCCCCACCCTATTCACGTCCCAGTTATAGTTACGCAAGGCTTCGTCCAATTGAGCCTGCTGCTGGCTCTGCTGAACATCGCCCACGTTTGATATCGAGACGCCGGGAGTTATAGCGCCCTGTTGCAACGTTGGCAAAAGCCCTGCGGCTCCCAACAGCGCATTAACATTCTGCCCATACCTCTGCCCAGTAGCGTTAATGTTGGTGCTGTAGAGGTCCTGAACTATCTTAGCCGCCGTATCGCCTGCGGCACGTTGAGTACGGCCCGCGGCTAGACCCTCCGCTATACCCTGACGCGAACCGCCGTAGCCCTGCGCCACTGCTGTATCGCGGATATTAGGAAGGATCTGTTCGGTCAGGTTCTCATACAACGGACGTTGTGCCGCCGTGATCGCACTCTGTAACTGCGGGTTGATATTGGGGTCCCACGACATTGTGTTGGGGTCACGCTCGAGACCTCCAACCAACGACCCGGCTGCTTGACGGGCGAAGTCATAGTTTTCGGCCTGATTTCTCGCCCCCGCCAACGTCGCATTCTGCCCCGCCACCTGATTTGGATTAAACGGCAACGTAGTCTGGAACGGCGGCCTCTCCATCGTGTTCGCGGCGAAAGACTGGGCCTTCGGAAATGTCAGATCAAATATCTGCTTCCCTTCCGGCGACAACTGGTTAGTTGTCGTCTGCGTCGCCTGCTGCTGCGATCCGCCACCCATTGTAGTCTCCTAATTCACTGTACCGCGGTTATTAACCGGCGCAATTAACACCACCGCCTTGCGTTTAAAGCGGTGGCTTAGCTTCTTCTCCCACCCTTCCCGACCTACGATCTCACACAAACTACACCCTGCGGTCTGAGCGAACTGTTCCAACGTTGCCTCGATCTGCGGTAACATCCGGTCTATACTATTACCCAAAGCTAACATCACATGCAACACCCTAGCCGCTGGATACTCTACCAACCTACTAAACACCACGACTTTAATCTTACTATCCTCCGAAAAAGCCCACACTTGAATATGCCTATTTATCGCATCCTCATACAACGACTCCTTAGTATGATAATCGGCCCATATTTCAGGATGCTTATCCAACTCCCGCTCTATATCCCTCCAATGATGTATAAAGCCATCCGGCGTTAACGTACCTCCCGAAGTCCCCATTACAACTTCACCCATATCCCCGCCACTCGCTCATACAGACCCTGACCACTACCGGGGTTCCAGTCCGTTCCATCCGCAAACACCACCATACCATCGGTTATCTTTAATGGTTCAACGTGCAATATCCGCCACTGTTGGATCTCCGATTGCTGCATCTCCAAACCAATCTGCTTCAACTCCTCCTCAACATACTTACGCAAATCCTCTAACGACGTAAGAACCGGCGCGTGCTTGGGGACGTACATTAAAACTCTCCCAGCGGCTCGATATTGATCTTATACCCATCAATCTGCCATGGTAATTGGCCCGACATCTCGAGTCCCACTGCGACACCCTCCATAGTTTGGGGGTCGGCGAAATACTGTATCGTCGGGTCATAGTCCACGGCCTCGCCATTAACTATAGGTCCATCCACTAACTGCTGAGAGTTAAATCGGATACTAACCGGAGCCCCCGTTATTTTCGGGAATATCCGCGTGATCATCTTCTTCCGTTGAAAATCCTCAATCGGCTGACCGTTGTTTTTCTTACCCAAAATACCCAAACCAACGCGCTGTAGAGTCGAGGTAAATGGTACACCGTCTCGCGTCGGGGCGTCGCCATAAGCGTAAAACTTGCTGTTGGCGGGGTCGAGGAAGAATAGCTTGCGTCGCGGCGTCGCCCCGCCAACCGTCGCCATGTCCCATGTCGCGGCGTCGCTATCCCACGTCACTCCATCAACCTCATCCCACAATCCAAACGACATTGCGCCCGGCGGCGACCCGACCATGGCATTGCGGAAGTTAATACCATCCACCTCCGTTATAGCCCACTCCGTTCCGCCGATAGTCTTATAGCACATATGTAGGGCTTTGGATGGGTATTGCTGGCCTGACTCGGGATAGCAGAACCAAACGCTGTTAGTAAACGGATTGGCAAACATAAAGCACTCATTAGTATTAGCCGGGTCAATGTCGTTCTGTAGCCGGCGGCGTTGACGCTGCGACAACGCCGACCTTATACTATTCCCATCATGCCACAATATATCGCCCGACGTAGTTGCAAATACATGCTTCTGCCCATCTCCCGTAATACACACGCTCCCCGTATTTAGCAGTCCCTCATTCGCAATCCAAGCACTCTGGCCAAAATCAAACTTGGATTGCCCCCCAACATATCGCATCCGCCACACTGCACTACCCTTATAGAGGTACATAATCGAGCCCAACGGCAGGCCGTCCAATAACAATCCAGATTGCGCATCGGGCAATTCATAGTTGCCTGCATCCTTGGTTGGATCAGTTATGTCCCACGATATCGGAACCGAGCCCGGAACAGCGGGGTGGCTCCAATGCACACGATGCGGAAACGAGCCGCCGGCGTCATTGATATTCAACGCAATAAGGTGAGGCCCAAACGCCCGTATCACTTTAGCCCGCAATGTCGGGGGCCAGTTGGCCAAATCTTCAAACGTCCCAATCCCTGGAGTTATCGAATACTGCGGCACGTCTAGACCGTTATTGAATATCGGAATACCTCCACCCGCAATCGTACCATTCCACTGCCGCGTAATAGCTGCGGTATAGTCGCCACCCACAGTCCGCGTCGCGTCGGTATGGGACGTACCATCGTACCATATAATCTTAGTCAAGCTGGCATACGCCGCCACGCTCGCTGCGGTGCGCTCGATGATCATGCCGAAGTGTGGCTGGATCGGGGGCGAACCAAACGTCGACCTATATCCCTCTATCGTCTTAAGTGCCTCATCCTCATACCGCATATTGAGGGCAACCGTCCACGCCTCGGGCGGCAGCATGAAGGGCTTAACATCCCTCACCGCCCCGATACGGGCTAGGTCGTTAATATCGAACGTCGGCACTATATCTCCTTAACCTCCACCCTAACACCCCGCGGTACCGTCACTGTCACTACAAGGTCCTCTACTGGCGGCGGCAAAGGCTCCGGGCCTACCTCTGTCACCGACTCGTGGATCGCGGCCAAAAACTTCCCATGATAACCCTTAATCAAATTACCAATACTAACCCCATTCGACCACGAAGGTACCTTGGACTTATCGCCGTTAATAATCTCCCTCGCTCCATACGCATCGTCCTTCGTGTCGTTAAAATAGCGCGATAGTGTCTCGGGACTGCCACCCGAAGAGCGAAACCAGCCTTGCGTCATCCCAAGATACATTGTAGGTGCGGCGTATTCCGGTCTCAACTGGAGGTCGGCATTCTTCTCACAGCTTTTATCGCCAACCCAACCGGCGTTGAACTGCTTGTTCATTTCCGCGTCGGCGCGCTTGTAGTTGTCCCACCACGTCAGCTGGACATCGCCGCGCCCGTAGTAGATTTGGTTGTAGGGACCAGCAGGCTTGCCGTACTCCATGCCCGCTCCTTTACCGTTCTCGGCAATTGGCCACATGGTCGAAGCGGTTTCATGCAGCGTCGTTGCTAGCATATAGGCTAGATAGCGCAGGTCAACGTGCTCAGGAACATACTTCTCCCACGCATCTAAAATACCATTCTGCCCATCAACTTGCTGTTGTGTCAATTTGCCATTAAACAGCGAACCCCGGACCATATCGAAGTAAACGCCCCGATCAAACTTCATCTCACCTTCTCCCTCAACTCTATCTGCTTAAGCCCCCGGATATAGGCGTCCTTCGCATGATTAATGCCCCGCTTCGCTCGACGCGGCTGATCGGTATCATCCTTCATCCACTGTTGAAACAAGAACGTAATCTGCTGCATGTATGCCTTCTCGATCGCGGCTCGATCTAGCTCAATTAACCTACTCTCATACTGTGGCGGCGAGATAAAGTCATCATCAAGGTCCTGTCCCTGCGCCTCCCAGACTGGAAACCTATACGCCAGCCATACAAACACCACGATAGCCAATACGACTATCACTATTAAATATGTCGAAAGTCTTCGGAACACTCATAGCCTCGGCAAACTCGGCCCATGTCCCGTTAGTGTACCGATTAGGAAGATCAGAGCTAATAGCAACACTATCACCCAGACACCTTGCTTCACCTTCTCCGGTATAGCATAGACAAAGTTCTCGATCACCCAAATAGCCAAATACACTATACCACACAGAATGATAAGCCCGATCAAGAACCAGAGCACATTAACTGCGATCGCAGTCATTAGAGCCTCCTATGCCAAGCCGTAACAGCGGATAGTTCCCGCCGCGATATTGCTGGCGCTATAGATAAACCTTATAGCGTTGATTCCAATCCCCGCCTTACCATAGCCATGAAGCAGCGTTGTGAGGCTCCCGTTGGCGATGTAGCTCGCGCTCCAATGTATCACCGTCGGCGACGGCGCTCCGATATAAACCCGGATAAAGGCGTCGAGGTGGTGAACATTCGCCACGTCGTTCGAGCAATTACTCGCCATGATAATCTGCGACGTAGGTCCTGCACTCGAACCACTAACCCCACCACCTCCCGATTGAAAGCCAAAGCGAGCATGGTTATAGCCCGATGATAGCCATGTCGAGCCATTATTAGTAGACAGCTGAATGTATAGGTCCACCGCATTGGTTACTGGGATAAGCCCCTCGATATTAAACTCAAAACTCTTATACTGCGGCGTGGCCACGCCCATATTGGTGAATACATATGAGGCGGCGGCTCCACTCTGCGTGGCTAGCAACACCCGCGAAGGCACTGCCGGCGGTGCCAAAGGCCCCGTAGCGTCGGGGAATGTATTCTTCAACACCTCCTTAATAAGGCGAATATGATCATCGCCGAAGCGACGCTCATCTGTCCCGGTGGGGTTGTTCTCGTCCAGGTCTTGAACGTATGTCGCGGCTTCGATCGGCATTACAAATTAGCTCCCATCGCTGTAGGCCCCGCGGCATCCTCGAATGCCAAATCATCCGCATACACAGCTTTCCGACCTTCCTGCATCATTCGAGTGAATAGCTGCACCGCCCCCGCGTCACGCTTATCCGCCGCCATTCGTATCCCGGCTTCCCCAATCAACCACCTATCCGCGTTTGCGAGCCACAGATTTTCAATATTACTATCCAATATCGCATCTTTACGATAATAGTTCCAAGTCATCGTATACGTGTTATCGGCTATTGTAACGAAGTCGATTGTTGACTGTCGAATACTATACACGGCCGGGACCATGGTCGTAGCCGCGGGCTGATCTGGACGTTGCTGTGATTCGATAGCAATAACCGCATCGCGATAATAGCGGTACTGTTTGAGGTAGTGACGCAGGTGTGAGTCTGGTGCAATAAAGTACAATTGGTTACCATCGTCAGCGCGAAGAAAATCGCTAGGCAAGGCAACAGCACGGCTCCCGGCGTTCAATGTTATGGTCTGATCTTCGAGAAGCAGGAACCGCGGCAAGGTCTTACCCTGCTCTAGGTCGCGCTGGGCTTCCTGAAGGCATTGGATAATGTCGTTGGTCTGACTGTGACCGGGACGTAAAAAGCCCAAGCCGCGATTAATACGCAGGATGGCAGTGTCGCGATCCATTGAGACCTCCAGGAGCGAAGGGGCGATTGTGATTTTCGCAACCGCCCCCTCTCCTCCTAACCTCTACGACACCGTTGCACTAAACGGCGTCGCTAGAGCTCCCGAGCCGTTCAACCCTCCCCGCACCATCCACGTTCCAGGGATAATGTCCAGGAACTCCAACCACTCGCCGTTCGACGCCCCGCCCTGCGTGCCGCGGTTCATTGTAATAGTGTCGCTAGCCGCGACCGTGGGGAAGTTTACCCCCACGCCCGTTGATAGCGATATCAACACCGAACCCGCCATCACATCGGTCCCATTCGCAACCTTAATGATGTTCGAGTTCGATGTCGGGGCGATCGTGGTCCAGAGGCGGAACAACGCCCGCGAGCCTGTTGAGGCCGGCAGCGTTACGGTGTGGCCCGACAGGATATTCATCACAAGAAGGCGATCCTCATGGAGCGCCTTCGACAACTGCTGTACCGCCGACAACACTATCATCACCGGCGTTCGATTTCTCTCCTTCGCCATAGCACACTCCTTCGTGATTCTTCGCTACAACTACGGACTACCAGGCCCTCCAGCCCAGGACCTGGGATGTATTGCCGGTACACACGACCCGCGTCGTCGAGGTCGCCGCCACCGTGATCGCGGTCGTGAAAGCCGCGTCGCCGTCGGTCTTGAGCGTAATCACATTGCCGCTCAGATTGACCAAGATAAAGATCAATCCCTTGCGGGCGTTATTAGACGTCGGCATCAACACATCCACCGCCCCGGCGGGATTCAGGAACAGCAGCGGCGGGTGGTCGATTGTGACAGGATAGTTATCCGCCGGGACCAGCTCGGCGTTCGCCAACTTCATACCCGCCCCATGCTGGATATCGCGCAGGCGGGCACCTTCCACATTCGTCCTAGCCATTACATCCTCCTGTTAAATCAGCACGCCACCATGACGTGAACTGATGCCAGAGGGCCGTAGCCCTCTGGTAGTGCGTGAACGCCGGGTGTCAGGTGGCGCTAATATTGCCCAGATACCCCATGGTCAGGCCACCATAGAGCACCTCGAGCGAACAGTCCGTATGCCAGAAGCCCCGGCGCACGTCCTCATCTTCCTGCTGCACGTCGTCCTTCGCCTTGCCGTCGGGGCGGCCGGTCATCGTCACGTAGCTGATCGCGTCGAAGTCGAGGATGAACGCCGACTTGCGGTACAGCGTGTTCCGCGACAATAGCGGATGCGACTTCATCAGAACGCGGCCGTTGGGGAGGATGAACTCCTGAAAATCCATCCCATACACCTTGACAACGTTGTTCACGTTGAAGGTGACCTCGTTCACGAACACCTTCGATAGTTCGATCAGAGCCTGGTTGCCCGCGAACACCATGCGGGTATCGCCCGCCCCCGTATTAAAGTCGAACACGGGAGCGATGGCGTCGAGGAACGTGTTCGGCGTTACGGGCGACGCAAAGATCGTCACGTTCGCCGTGGGCAGGAAGCTGCGAATGCCGCCCATAAACCGCTTGGGCTTGCCATTATCCCCCACCGTCTCCGCCGCGCGACCAAACATCATCGACAGCTCGATCGCGGAGCTGTGATTGAACATCTTCCGCTTCTTGTCCTCACTGTAGTTGTTGTTGGTCCGGGTCTTGGTGTGATCGGCCGTGCCGGTCAGCTCGTAGGTGTCTTTGAAGATCTGAATATAGTTATTGTACTTGATCGGATTCCGCGTCACGGCCCGGGGCACGCCCACGCCTTCGGCGTATGCCGACGAGATCAACCACACCCACGCATCGTTCGCGATCGTCGCCGCCGTCGTACCGCCCACGCCCCGTTTCACCGTGAACTGCGTGTCCGAGATGACGTCATCCACCTCGATCAGCTCGTTGTTGAAGGTGGCACTATCCGCCGTCGGCTCCACCAACAACACATCACCCGGCTTCAGGTTCGTAGCCGTGCCCAGGTTCGCGCCCAACGTAGTCGATGTGGGATCGGGCGTGTCCACGTTGATGACAGTATCCGTCGCCGCATGCGCGCCGTTGACCTGAAGCCGCGTCAACACATTCCCTTCGTTCCACCAACTGAACTCGGGATCGTTCACCGTCCGCTTTTTCGCCCTTGAACTTAGGGCGAATATCGGCGCCGTCCCGTTCGGATTGAACCGCAGAATGCCCTCACGGAAGTTCTTCGGCCGTTCATCCGTGCCCCAGTCGCCAGTACCTCTCAGTCCCGCAATGCCACTCATCGTAGTCTATCCTATTCGTTGCCCATAAACATCGCCTCCACGGGCGACAGTTCCATGGGTGAACCTCGGGATGCCGGACCCGCGTGACCCCCGGCGGGGGTGAATGGGCTCGGCGGCGGTTGACGCCCATTGGTCGCAACGCCGCGCTGCGGCGTCTGCTGTCCAGGCTGTATTCCAGCTGACGCCATAACCATCGGCCCCACATGGGCTATCAGGTCCTGTAGCGTCGCGGTGGGATACATTTGACGGAACATCCGACCATAAGCATAAACCAGCTGACCATGCTTTGTTCGATCCAAGCTTGGAACCGCACGGTAAAACTGATCTTCCGCCGACATAGCCGCGTTCGTCGTTACGTTGTGACGTTGAATAGCCGCGGGCATAATCCGGGCCATTTGTGTCAACATCGACTTCTGCGCCTGAACTAGAACCCGCGCCATAAGCCGCGGGATCGCCTCGACCACGTTCGTCTCTAACGCCTCAACTTCCTGAGGCGACAGATTGAACACCTGTGTAGACAGGACGTCCACCATCTGCGCCTCGTTAGCAGCTAGCGCACTGGCTAGCTGCGCCGGGTCATGCACATCGAGTCCAGCAAGGCCAGCCCGTGGCTGGCCTTGAGGCTGCTGCTGGACCTGTGGCTGAGCCGGGGGCGGAGGCTGGACCGGCTGAACTGGCGGCGCAACTGGCTGCTGTACCGGAGGCGCGGAGGCCGGGGGTACTTTAGCGGGCTGCGTCGTAAGCTCGGGCGGTGCAGTCTGCCCTGAATCCCTATCTCCTCCCTCGAATATCGATTCAAAATCCAATACCTCAGGCGTGGAGCTCGATGTATCGGTCCCCGACGCCTCGGATGTGGGGGAGGTAGGACCAGCATCGGGCGTCGGGGACCCAGAAGAAGGCGTCGCGACGGGCGGCGCGCCACCTCCGTCTGTTTCGCCCTGAAATAGCATTACAGGATAGCCGCTATACTTAAACATCGTCATCATCCCCATACCCAGTTGCCCGTTGTTCCTGACGCAACTTATCCATGGCATCGATGATAATCGAAGGCAGATCGCGGGCTAACACCAGACCGCTCATAGCCCCCTTTACATACTCCCGAGCCACCATCCCATCCACACTCAACGCCGGCGCCATCATTATATCGGCGTGAAGTTGTAATTTCACCTCCAAAAGCGCAATAAACGCTTTCCACGCCGGACTTGCGATCATTCCCCTAAATAACTGAGCCCGTTCCTTATCTTCCCTATCCGCCGCTCTCGCATTACGTTGAAGATCCTCAATAAGTTGGTCCACCCGCTGCATTCTCACCTCCACCCATTGCATTCAAGCCGGCGGCGGTAGACGCCGCCGCGCCCGGCGTAGCTCCCGTATTTCCAGCCCGTAACGGCACCACATTACCCGCCTGCGCCGCCAACGCCAGTTGCTGATCCGGCATCAACTGCACTTTAAAGCGATTAATATTCTTCAACCCCGCCAATTGCGCCACCCAGCCGAACATTCGGCCCCAATCATACGTCATTGCGATCTGAGGCCCCATCCTCGGGGCGTTTACCATGATCTCCTTCCACAAATTCGCCTGAGCCATCCGATCGATAGGCATCGTTCCATCCACGGGCACGAAGTCGAAGAACCCCTGTATATCTTCGGGGCTCACATTGAGAAATGCTTGACCTGCCTCGAGTATGAGATCCCCCACGCGGCGCATCTTCGCCGTTGCGTCGTAAAACTGCTGCGAGTTCTGCACCAACTTTTGAGCATGCGGCGCAAAACCCATCGCAGACATGTATTCGCATATTGTTTTCTGTCGATTTATACCAAACCCTGTAGTGGTACGCACCTCTGTAGCTGTTTTGCGAGCTGAACCCGTGTTCAGGGTGCCCATAATTTGGTCGTTGATGCCCAGAACCCGCTCTCCCACTCCCAACATCATTTGGAAGTCTGATAGATGCGCCCGGGTGATGTCTTGAACTGGGATTTGCATAAACGCATTTTTCAAATCGGTTCCATAAGCCTCGGGGCGAAGCCGCCACATGAAGCCCGGACCACTATTCTGCACATCCTTAATAACAAGCTTCGATGGATCGACGATAAACTGATTGTTTAAAGCCGCGCGCACATTGAAAAAGTGTGTATTAATAAGCCAATCGACCGTGTTTTGGATCGGGTCCATAATCTCAGGCGTCCCTCGAGCCCAAGACCCATAACCCTCGACCTCCATCTCGAGCACATCAAAGGGGAACTTGCAATGGACATACGGCAAAGGTGTAGCCCCGAGGATGATATCACACGCATCATCCAAAGTAATACACCACTTTTGGGGGTAGTTCTGCGACCCAAGACCCCACTCCTTCGGCAACAATTCAACATAGAATTCCCATCCCAACAACCCCGATGGATGCTTCTCGTTCTCAACACCAAAACTACTATTATACAACTGCTTATCGAATTCGGGTCGTTGTAGCTGATCCGACATCTGAGCCAGCCCGCTATCGACCGGCTCAACGTTCTTTAGATGCTCAACCTGCTTTGGCAGGTAATATCCAGCATCCATCCGCTCAATGACTCGATTCCATCCCAATCGAATTCGGGCGATGCAGAACTCTCCCTTTTGAAAATTCTTAAACGATACCCGGGGGTCGTGCATGAAGTCCCACGGCGACACGTTATAAACGCAATTCCCCACATACCCTTCTAACTCCTTCGTTACTTGATACGTTACTAGCTTGCCTGAGCCCGGCGCCTCAATATCCTCCATCTCTACCAGCTCGCCGTAATGCAACTTCTGCCGATCCCAATACGACCCTATAATCCCACAACCATACTTTCCCGCATCATACAACCATAGATAGTATGGTACTAAGAACTGCCCCACATCAACCTGATATGAGATTAGAGCTTCCATCGCTTGAATCTGCTGCTCCCCTTCCCCATGACGCCCTGAAAATTGGTGTATCGGATTCCGAGCAAAGAATACCGAAGTCCAATACGTATGCGCTGACATAAGAATGCCATAACTATACGGAACTTGAATAGTGGTATAAGTCGGCATTCCCAACGTGTCCCGCCGGTTTCGGCGAACCATATCGACGTCAGTCTCCGGTAGGTACGCAAGAGTACGCTCCTCTGCCTGACGCCACTTATCATACCGCTTTTGATGATTGTCCTCGGCAATCTTCTTACGCGCCTTAATGCGCGCAATTAACTTCTTATGCAGATCTGACTCTTTCGAGATCTCAATGGTATAGCGGGGCATTACGGGCACATCCTCTGAAAGGGCAAATCCTCAACATTATCATCACTCAACAAACCTAACGAGGCCCGTTCGAGATACGGATTAGATAGATCCTGTAGTGCAATAGCCGATGCATCAAGATCGTCATCGACCCCTCCATAGACTGGACCATAAGCCGCGAACTGTTCGGCAAATATCGTATGCTCCGGTCCGATCCAGAGCTTACCGGCGGTAGCCAGACCTGACAATACATTAACAATCCTTGCGAATTTCTGCGTCTTATCCACCAGCGGCACGACGCTGAAATACACACCCCTCCGTCTCATCTCCTGCTCGATCAGCCACTTTAACACGCGCTGATAAGCCACGGCTTCAACCACTATTCTCGCAACCCGCCACTTATGCGCAAGACCCAATGCAGTAGCCACACTCCAACTAGGCTCATGACCACGGTTGCGAGCGAAATCGAGAAGATGATAATTCCCGTTATAAAGTCCCCAGACATATTGGGCTTCCCAATCCTTAGTAGCTAGGCCTTTGGCCTTCTGTGCATCTGACGGCGGAGGCACTGGATCGATTCCCAGAACTGCAAACGCCCCCCGGGGCGCAGAGCCGCTGTGCTCTCTGATATTCAACCACTGCGGCTGAAATTGCGAGAGTTCTGGCGTGATGAGCCGACACTCCATCTCGCGTGTAAAAATCGAAAGCCTGTTGCGGGCCAGAGCAGCCCTTTTCTTCGCTCTCAAATCCAATGTGGGATGTTGTTCGGGCCACGAACTCACCTGCTGCTCGGTCGGCAGGTCCATTGTCTCTTTCGTCCAGCAAGGGAAGACGTAACTGTTCCATTGCTCATCTTTCACGGCTTGCTGACTGATATCGTCGGGATGTTGTGGTGTGATTGCCATCACGATCTTAGCGTTGGGCTCGTCCGTTATACTAGCCAGCGAATTGGCAACAGCGCCCAGAACCAATTCCACAATCTTATTACGTTGAATATCGCTCGCGGCGTCCTCGTCCGTCTGTGGATCATCTACCACAATAAGGTCTGGCCGATAATCATCAAAGTTAATACCCCGCAAACTACCAGTAATACCCGCAGCCAAGACCCACACAGTATGACCAAACGTTTTGTGTTGGATCTCAATTTGAGTCTCCTCCCACTTCCTTCCGGGCTCAAGATTGAAGGTCTCCTTCCAGAACTTATTCCTCTCAACCTGCATTCTCAACCACTGTACATTACGGATGGCATCATTCTGCGAAGCCCCGATATATAATACAGTTCTCGAAGTCCCATACGCAATACGCTTAGAGGCGAAAGTGCGTAGCCGCGTCGTCTTGCTCGAGCCCCGAAATAGTATAAGGTTAACTAATCGTATTGAAGGGTTCTCAAGAGGCGCCCACATCGCCCGCGCGAACATAGGTGACTTCGCGCGGAACGTCTTCGGAAAGAACGTCGTCGCATAAAACTCCGTGTCCACTGCACCAAGCTTTACTAGCTCCTCTTTCGATACAAGCTGTGTCGCGGCGGTCATACATTACCCCGATAAGAGTGGAGGCGGAGCCTCCCTAGACAGGCCCACCTTCGCCATTAAGCCCATCTTCGGGTTCAAGGTCTAAGACCTCCGGCTCCGCCTCCCGGCTGCCAGACACGTCTCTGGGTAGGACGCGCGGCGCCATTCTATACTCCGCAGCACGCTTCTCCTCCGCAGCTCTCATAGCGTCCTGAGCTTCCTTCAACGCCTCCACACTCACTGCAACCTGCGTGATCTGTTGGGTGCCAGTGTTGATGTTGACGGAGGTTGCAGGAGCCGCCGGGGCATAACCAAGGCGATCAAGCGCGCCAGTTGCGATCTCAGTCATGAACTTGAGCGGGATCTGATCTCCCTGCTTCTCCAGCTTCTCAAGTATCACATCCAACGACTTACTGGCGACGCCAGTTAGTTTGGCCCGCATCATCTCGTCTTGCCGCGCGCTATGCTCCATACGCCGCGCGGCATAATAGTCCTGAAACGTATTACTACGGGTAATATAGCTGATTGTATTAAGATGCTTGTTCAGATCCTTCGCACAGTCAGTCAAAGAGCCGCCGGGATGCGTGATCATCCAGTCGGCAATATCAACATACCACTGCCTCCACCTCCCATTATATGGGTTAAGTGGATCGGAGCGGCCAGACGATACGCGGGGCAATGGGATCATGGAGGTAACTTAACACCTGACTCTGGCCATTCTAGCCCCGCATAGTACAAGGCGCGATCAATCCCCGGCGAACACCACCGCACTAGCGTCATAATCCGCCGTATACCTACACGCTGTAGTGAAGCGGGTCCGAGCTAGCCACGCTGTAAGCCCGGCAACGGAGGGACCTATAAGTAACGGTCCCGTTACAGGTTTAATCCCACCTTGACCTACAGGGATGGTGGCTTCATGGACTTTAGTGCCACCGAGAAAGAATCGCAACACCCGGGAGGCGTCTTTAGTGATTGCGCCGCGTTGAAATGCACCAGACACAAAACCTGCCGCGGCTTTGGTAATGCTGCGTGACACGCCGGCTTGATCGAGCCAGAAGAACTCCATAGTAGTAGTGTTTTGGCGTACCATCCACCCGTCGATGTTCCAGTTCGGTTGCAACAGCATCACGGTATTTAATAGGTTTGGTAGCCAATGTGACCACTCGATGGTATAGGGGTTGGCATCGCCCGCGGCTAAGTCCCACGCGGCGTTGTCAGGAAATGAGCCTAGATTAGTGTTGAAGCAGGCAAACGAAGTAGTCTTACCCACCTCAGCATGTACGTTGGATAGTGCAGAGCCGCCGGGCATATTATTCATCGCCTGACCGCTCTCCGCGACATAGCCGTTGGTTTGGCCATGGGTACCGTTAAAGTGGGCCTCAAACACGACCTGAGCCGCGAACGGATCTACCGGCAGAGCCGCGCGGCTTCGCCGCATCACCCACCGACGCCGCTTCGCAGCATACCCGCGGCTTTCGCTATACTTTACAATACCCTCAGCCATCTAAGCCTCCACATAATGCAGCTGCGATATATTGCCTGCACCGAAGCCCACACTTGGTGACGGGGGTGGGTAGAACTTTAGTCGCACGGTCGCCGGAGACCCTATAGCAGCGCCCACCTCAAACACCGTAAGCCCCGTTACGTTGTGTGAGCCATAATTCACAACCATAGTCGCTCCGGCAACATTAGCCGCGACGCTAAATAGAACTTCCCTCTCCGTCTCAAATTGCCATTTATTCTGACCATCAGTATTATCGATCGGGATTATTAAGTCAACTCCATTAACCTTACAGCCCTGAACTGACGGGGTGGCAAAGTTATAGATTGTAAATATCACCTTTCCCACATTATCCAATATTTCAAGAGCTACACGGGTATTGTTAAAGTCGCTACATAACAGGTACGTCTTACCTGATAGAGTCCAGTTGCCGGAGCCCACACGTGGAATAGCCCGCGATACCGAGGCGGGGATAGTATCGTCCAACACGGCTTCGAGGGTTATATCGCGCGGGCTGCGGGGGTCGCAGCGGATAGAGTTGGTCATAACCCTGGCCCAGGGACCTGAGGTGCTGGTAGTGTTATTGGTGGTCGGGGCTCGGGTCCAACCCGCCACACCATTGGTTAGGTTGGCTTGGTCCAGAGGTAATCCAGCCAATAGGTCAGTCGGATCAGCCGCGGGGGCTTCATAATCACCCGCATCCCACACCACATCATAGCTATTAACAATCAAGCTATCAAGATCTTCGATCTTCCACCTATGTAGGCCGCCTTGATACCATTCATCGTTCTGATACAAATACGTAACTCCATCGACTATAGCAAGCCCACCCCACTTACTATTACCCGCCATCCCGTCTAGGGCTTTAAAGGAGTAGAAGTAGTTAGGTATACCATCGTTAAGAGCGTCGGGCTGACGTAGTGTTGTACTAGCGAAATAGGGCGCCGCCGCGCCGAATTGACCCAACATCAACCCACTATCATGGTAGTGGTACCACATATTAACCTGATTATTTCCCCACCCGCCCTCACCTATGTCGCAGGCGAAGATATAGGGTGTGCCGGGCTCATACGCAAACACCCCGCCGCCATTAGGACCTACGCCCTGCGTTGCATAATACGGGACTTCGGGATATAATAAGAACCGCCTATCGATACCACCTCGGTTCTCGCCGGGGCTAGGCCCACCATGGCTTGGTAAAGTCATAAACTTAACCGCTCCACTAGTCGCATCGACGCCCCCCAAGAAGTTAATGTCTCGCAATCTCGAGGTTCCGTCCCAATCCCTCTGTCCATTACTGTCGAAGAACGGGATAACGTTATTCTCTGTCGCCTCAATACGGCTATTCTGGATAGTATTACCATCCCACGAGCCCAATACAGGGAAGCCCGCGGGCAGATCCGCTGTTAATAGATGTACGTCGAAGGCGGACCAATCTAAGGGATAAGTCCAGGTTGGGTTATTTGAGCCATCAAAGCCGGCAAAGGGGTTCTTCGCAATCCTCGCATACGCCCCCAAGACTCCCTGAGTTAGGGTAAAGTACAGGTTCATTTCGGCATCGACATAAGTATTTACATCCAATGTAACACCCGTGTCGCGGAGACCGCTAGCTGTTAATTCGAACCACTTACGCCCACTTCCAGCATTAAACGCGGCGTAGGTGCGGCCGCCATACACTCCAACGAACCGTAGACGCCCGTATTGATCCGCCCCGGCGTGACCAAAGCCCCAATTCTTTGATAATGTCCAGCCTGATACAGCGGGCAGATCATAGTCTATAGCGAACTCGAGGAAGTCCACAAACACCCTAGTCGGATCACCACGACAAACGCCGCAGGCATAAAACGATGGAATAAACGCCACCTTTCCTATAAAAGCCCCGCTGGAGTCGAAGTGTAGATGGCGGCAATTCCCACTATCACCAACCCAGAAGCTCCCACCCGGCTCATACGAAACCCATCCGGCTGCGCCGCCAAATATAGTGGTAACTTCGAACATAAACTTCGTATTCGTCACGTCGGGCGACGCGGCGTAGCCGCCGGCAATACCCAGAGCCCCGCTCGTAGCACACGAGGCCTTGACTGTAGCATCCGAGGTATTAAAAGCTTTGATCTGTTGCGACGCTCCGGCATCACATAGCAGTAATGTTGCACCGTCGGGTGAAATGCTCATCGATCGAGGCTGTTCGATGGTAGCGGTAGTCTGCGTCCCGGTCAGTGTAACGTTGCCTAAGCCATCAACAGCACACTTCGTTATCCGCCACACCCCGGCGACTTTATGTGCAAGCCACAGATCTCCAGTAGTCGGGCTCGTCTCGACGACCGTAGGTTCAATAAATGTAGTGTTGGTTTGTAGGGTGGCACCGGAAGTCTTATCAACCGTTAATAGCTTCGGGGCTTCAGGCCGGGCCACAAATAGGTAGCTTCCACTCCGCTGCACGGCTATAGATGATATAAATCGTGTCGCTGAAGTGTCTACAGCAATAGCCCCGCCGGCAATTCCGCCCCACGATACGCCGGATGGGAAGTCCACGAATGCCTTAGTTGCAATAGTCACGCCCGTTACCATATAGGTCGAGCCCTCCCACCGGGCATAATACACTATAGTACCATCGGTCGTTACGTATAGGGAGTTGGAATAGGAGGCTCTAAAGCCAATATTAACGGTATAGTCCATATTCTGGACATCAGCGGTAGTGGAATAGCCCATCGTTGGAAGACGTTCATGATAGCCCGAGGCGTAAAACATCTTACCATCAGCCGCGATCTCCATATCGCTAACGCCGCCGGCTTCATTCCAATATCGCATAGTGCTATGGTCAGGTGATGTATTACCAATCACACCCTCCCACGTATAGGTGCACTCATGCGCGACTACCTTAATAGTATAGTCGCCCGAAGGCGCGACGCTGCCATCCTCTAACTCTCCATCCCACGTTGGGGCTTCGGCGTCGGGATGATCGGTCACGACATTCCATAACGTCCTAACTAACATACCCGAGCCATCAAACACCCCTGCGCTCGACGTAAAACCAGCAGGTATAGGTTCAGGCGGCTCAGGCGGCGCCGCGGTAGCGCCTTGAATAACTAACAGGAATGCATTCGTATTGGTACAGTATAGCTGCGCTACACCGTATTGGCCGATAAGGGTATTAACACCATCGAACGAGTTAACAACAGCCGTGCTTCCAACCACAGTAACTTCGCCCACGCCCATTTGAGCTATGGTACAGCGAAAATCTGTAGGTAGACCCGCCGGCACCGATACGACTACCGGCACCAGACTATCTACCGCAACCAACTGATCGTGATCGTCGGCAGTGATAGTATAGGCCACGGAGACTGGCTTTATATGTGTGCCTAAGACGCGGTTTAGCTTGGCCCGCACGGACTCGCCGTTCTCTTGCTCGGTGATTGAGGGCATTTAGTCCTCCCAGGTTTTAGTGTCGATCCATATACCGTCGTCGTGCCAATAGCCGTTATCCAATATCCATAACGGAGCTGCTGGCGCGGGTTGTTCGAAGATAGTTCCGTATATACGATAGCGTTTGCCAGTTCGGCCGCTCCACCTACTCCGGCCGCCACGGCGGGGCACTTCCCTAACATGCCACACTCCAACCTGCGACTCGTAGCCTTCAGGTGGAGGTACAAAAGCCGTGGCGTTCTCGCCGATAAATGTCAGTTCGGTAGAGCCGCCGATGGTGAGCGCGGCGTCAATTGCTGGGAGTACCCCCACACCGAGCCAGGTTATAGCGGTAGAGCCGGAAATAGTATAGGTTCCAGAGAGAGTAGCCACACTTGAACCGACCCACGCGACGCTGGTAGTACCAACTATGGCTGTGCTGGCCTGAGATGTGGCTCGGCCAGTAAATGCCGCGTCGCTAGAGCCGCCTATGATCGCCGTACCAGCAGCAGTACTGCGACCTGTAAAGGCCACCGTGGTAGAGCCTGATATTAGCATCAAGCCCGTACCAGCGGCGGTGAAGCTTCCAACCCACGCAACAGCCGTACCAAGGCTGACGCCCAAAGTTGCCGCGGCCGTACTACGACCTGTAAACGCAATAGTCGTACTACCAGCTATAGTTAATGTGGTGGGTTTGAGAGCAGAGCCGCCAAATACTGCCGTGGTCGATCCGGCTATAGCCAAAGTCCCGGCCGCCGTCGAACTTCCAGTAAATGCTACCGTGGTCGAGCCGGCGATGGTTAATGTAGTGGGCTTAACCGCGACGCCGCTAAAAGCCGCCGTGGTACTGCCGGATACACTCAGCGTCCCAGCTACATTGGACTGGCCAATAAACGCCACAGTGGTTGAGCCCGATACCACCATCGAGCCGGAATTAACGGATATCGAACTCCCGACCCACGCTACAGCAGTTCCCAGCGATACGGTTAAAGTGCCCGCGGCTATGGCTTCGCCGTTAAAGCTTACAGTCGTTGAGCCCGAGATAGTTAATGAGCCCGCTCTGTTGCTCTGACCAATAAACGCTACGGTAGTCAAACCGCTAATAGCGGGGCTACCTGATAGTACGGAGCTACCAATAAATGCCAGGCTCGATGAGCCAGACACAGCTAAAGTGCCGCTCTGAATATTGGCTAGCGGAGCCGGAGGCTCTAGTAGTAATGGATATAGTCGGGTCTGGGAGAATGTGACCGTAACCTCGGTCGCGACCGAAGATAGGCGAACTTCCTTAGCCGCGCCGATAAACGCCCCCGGAGCCGGCTCTATTAGCAGCGGATATAATGTGGTGCGTTGAAACTGAACCGGCGATACGTTGGTGAAAGTAGGCAGGTCCGCTGGTAGTATGGCGCTTCCAACGAACGCCACAGTAGACGAGCCTGCAATAGCTAAAGTGCCGTTGCTGGTCTCTCTAAACGCCGCATACACACTGGCACTATCACACGCGCTACCTAATGTCGGGGCTGAAGCCCCCGTGGTTCCAGTTACTATACGATGCTCAACCTCAATAACCGCTTCGGTCGTAGTACCCGACGCCGCGCTGCCTGCCTCCGTCCACGCCGTCCACGATCCGGTTACAGTTAACGATTGCGTGGTATCGAACTCACACCCTACAGCCCTGACTCTGAGATGTTCGACGTTGGCACCGGTAAAATCTAACGATCCCGCAGCGGTTGTAGTGCTAACGCCCGCGTTATCTCCAACTTTAGTTACGGTACTACCCGATGGTACTGTAAACTTGCGTGCCGTTAACGCACTGGCGTCGGAGGTGGTGGCGTTGGCGAACGTGGCAACGATATTAACGCCCGAGGATAGAGCTCCAGGCTGGCCCCACCATAGGGATGTCGCGGCACCCGTCTGCGCGGTGACGGCTTGGGCATGCTGACGCGCCTTAGTTAAGGCGACGCCGCCGATAGTCACGCCGCTAACGTCGCCCTGATCACCACCCGTAGCGTTTTGATTGTCTACGACAACGGCGACTATAACTAGATCGCCGGCGCTAACAGCGACAGTAGTCGCGACAGTGAGGTTAGCCTGGTTATTAGCGGTCGAGCCGCCCGAGGCTATATTGCCGCCATCGCTAAAGGACATTTAGGGTATCCTTTAGAGACCCCACTGGGTGACGAAATAGGCGTCGAGGTTGGAGCGTTCTGTGCTGGATAGGGTGTAGTTGCAGATTATAACTATCTCGCCCACTATAATATTGCCAAACGCCGCGGCGTTACCACTAGCCCAACCCGAGCCGATAACAAGACGACCGTTGTTTGCGATAGCTGGTACCGCGGCTGCGGACGTAGAGGCGACGTTATTCTTATATAATGTATGGTTGGTGCCGTCGTATACGCTTCCGAAGCGGTAGTTTGTGGAGGCGGAAGCCGTAGTTGCAGCGCGTTGAGAGCTGTTGTGGAAACCCCAAAACTCAGTCAGGGCTGAGGAGTCCCACTGACCAAACACGGCGCTCGCAGTGTTATTCCAGTCGTCGGATTGTCCTGGGCCAACATAAGATGGTAGGACGCGATCGTTAACTTCCTTCGTAGCCCCGGTGGCGAAGGCGGAAAAGACGGACATCTGAGCCGTGTCGGCGGAGCCCGTGGTTTGGAAGCCTGTGAGGCTCATAAACTCGCTTACGCCGTCGAAGGTTAGACCGGGGCGACCGTTAAAGCTGGTAGTGTTGTATAGGGGGCGATCGCCTGAGGTTAGTTGTATAAGATGGTGGTTAAAGCCGCTAAAGTCATTCCACTGCTGGGCGTTAGTGCCGTTGGTTACGGGGGTTGAGCCAGCATCGGTATACAAGCCGGTCGTGGTTCTGTACCAGCCCCGGAGGCCGTTGAGGCTTAATGGGGTGAATGAGGCAGGAAGGATAATGTCCTGACGAACAGGTACAATACGGTTATAGCGGATGGGGGATAGCATCATAACTCGGACTGCCTCTGACGATAATAGCGTTCCTCCATAAACTCGATACGCTTCATGAAGGGTACGCAATCGCGGCCGATACACTTCTCGCAGATCATACTATTACATTGACGGCAGAAGCCCCCGGAACCGACGCGGCGTATGCGCTGGCAGTGGCAGCAGGTAAAGGTGTCGCACTCAACGACCCCGGTTTCAGGATCGTCGATGCGAAGGTAGCCGCCGTGCTTTAATCCCAAAACGCCACGCTTGCGACCATCGTGCTGGCATAAGCCGGTGATCGCACCCTCAGGCCAATACCATTGGTATTGGTGGCTGGGACGACGAGTTCGCCGCCCGGAGTTGCGACCCAGCGAAACGTAGCTCTCTGATTGAAGGCTACCTCGAGCAGGTCTGTATCCGCGGTAACGGTGGGTTCGGCCGTGTGGTTGACGGTGCCGACGATGGTGGTCGCGCCGTCGGAGCTATCGAGTGGCCGGGGCGTGACTGAGGTGCCGGTGCCTACAGTGCTTTGGCGGTCGAGGATCGCGGCCATAGCATTGTCGGCCGGGGTGCCGTCGGCACCAGCCATTACGTCGTAGATCCAAGCACGCCGTGTAGTGCTGGGCGACGTTAGACCGACCAAGGTCTTGTAGGTGGTGGTCATGTTCTGTGGGGTGCCACCTTGGCCAGTTCCGGCGTTGTAGCGGCTCATGATATGTCCTCCATAGCCGCGTTGCGTGCGGCGTTAATGATAATAGTTAACTCGGGCGAGCCGACTTGGACGCCTTCACTCACGGCTTTCATAATAGCCGCGTGGATCGCGGCTTCAATGCGTTCGGCCCGCTTGATTGAGCCGGGATGGGTAGAGCTGGTCATAACCATCGCGGCTGTTCCAGCGACGATGCGGCGCTTATACCACTTCCCATCCCCACACAATACCCAATTCTCCACATCTGGGCCTGGAGCGTCATAGCCCAATGCATCGCCGTCCGCTTCGCCTAATGTACTGTTAAAGCCGCTCGCTTCGCTCGCCGCTTCCATGACTTAGGCCTCCGTGATGGTAGAGCCAATGGCGAGGCGTGGGGTGACGCCGTTCGATACGCTGATAGTCGGGCTCACGGCGCCGAACATTAGCATCTTGTTAGTCGTGGTACTGGGCGTGTGGCCGATGCTGGCAAAGCCCACCGTGCCACCAGTTCCAGCGGTCATGAGACCGAAGTCGATGTTGGCGGTCGTCGTGATAACGCCGCCCGACGGGGCGGGGAAGGCCGTACCTGCGGTGTCGCGGGTCATAGCCACGTGGCGGGCGTAGCCGGTGTAGCTGATCTCGTTCGTAGACTGGTCGCCACCTGCCGCGGGAGTTGAGGTGTGTAACGCCAAACTCATCGCCGTCGCCGGCGACGTGGCGTTGTTCTGGGCAATATTTGCGATCGCGACGGCCCTGAATACCAAACTCAGAACATCGTTGGCAAAGACTGTAGATTTGGGCATAGCTGTGCTCCTAATCGTCGCCAAAGATGGCGTCTAGAGTGAATTGCTGTGTAGCGGGGGGATAGACGCTCAAGAACGATGTCAGGGCGTCCTGAATGCGGTAGTCGAAGTCGGGGGGGTTGCCATATACCTGACGTAGCCGCGCTACGATTTGGCGGGATTCCTTAACCAAGCCATCGAGGCTTGTGGGGACGTCAGGCATCGCAATGTCTCCCTTCGAGCGGTGGAGTTAACCCTAAGCTAACACGGATAGAGGCCCAAGGTCGGCGGGGCGCAACAAGGGGCAATTGTGATTAGCGCAATCGCCCCTTCTAGCCCCGACGTAGCAACTCTGGCCAGTTAATTCTGGGATCTTACGCGCGGAGTGTTGGAAGCCAAGAAAGAGGCTTCGCCTCTTTCTTGGGGGACGTATGGCCCCCAGAATGCAAAAGCCCCACACTAAGCGGGGCTTTCACAACTCTTAGTGTGCGCTAGGCGAGTAGATCATCCGTGGTAGCAACTTTGCGGCCGGTCATTGCGGCATACTGCGCGGCGATGCCGGGGTTCAACCGGCACGATGCCACGTAGGCTTTGCCAGTCTTTTCGTCGTTAAGCTTGCCAAGCTGCCGGGCCCGTTCGTTGTTGGACTCGATTTCGGCCTGCGTGCGCTTGCCATCGGCGACAAGGAACGCGCAGATAGCATCCGCCAGAACATCGAGATTGACGCGCGGCCCACCCTCACGCTCGCCCGTCCAAACGGGCGGGGTTTTGTTCAAGTCGTCGAGGGTTTCACGCACGGCGGCGATTTGACTGTCGTAGTCAAATTCGAACGGCTTAACGCCGTTTCGCTTTTGGTTGCGCACGCCGGAAGTGTCGTTAGTGAAACGCGTCTTGAGGCCGAAGAGCCCCGCCATCCGTTGGGCGTCGGGGCTCAAATCGGCCCACATCACCTGTACAGCCTGTTTGTTGCCAAGCAAGGTGTAGCGAATGCCGACGGCATCCTCTTCCTTGATACCATCGGGGCTTTCGCCAGCGGCGTTAAGCAGTTCATGTGTGGCGACGGCCTTGGACTCGGTTTCCTGTTCGGTTTCTTTAACCATGATACTCAATCCCAGAGTTGGCCCGGCCGGGATTGGCGGGGCTACGCGATTAATATAGCCGCGCATCGCAGCGATTGCAAGCCCCGGGGCGAGAATATTTTCGCCCCTCACCGTGCCCCGTGGCATGGGGATTGCCACGGGGCGCGTAGGGCCTGGAGGCGGCACACACACAAGTTCTGTCGCGATTGCAACGGGGCAAAGTGATGAGACTCAAACCTCTAGTGTAACCTCCCAGTCCTGCCTCCAGGATAACCTATCCCATAGCCTCGGTAACCTGTTTTGGCGAATTCGCCCCGAAACCACCCCACCCCCAGGTATCCCGACCTATGGTCTTATATGGGAGGTCCCCCCCCCCTCAGAACATCTCTCTTCCGAAGAGAAGAGCTCAGAGCTCTGAGCCACGACTTGGGGGCTACGCCACGTCAGGGCTACGCCACGTCGGGACCCGCTTGGGGCAATACCTGGCCTTAGCCGGGAAACCCTATGGGTTTCGGCAAAGCCGATATATGAGGTAATCTAGGTTACCCGGCAGGCTATCCGGCAGGTTTCACTGGAGGCTCCCAAGACGTATTGCAATATCCTTAGTTGACCAGCAGTATAAACCTATGCTAACCTACCAAACCGCCCCGCCCCATCGGAGACCTCCATGCCAAAACTACGTCAATGCGTATCGTGTGGTAGCACCACAATGTTGCCACATGCACGAAGATATTGTCCTACTTGCAGGTCAATAAAACGCAAGAACTATCATATGGAGCCCGAGAGGAGATCCCAGAACAACACTGCACGTAAGGCACGCCGCGCGGCGAGTAAAGGCACATTGGTCAAGCTACCTTGCTTCTGTGGCAATCCAAACGTTCAAGGTCATCATCCAGATTATACTAAACCTTTAGAAGTTATCTGGCTCTGTGCAAGACATCACGTCCAACTCCATTCTATACTACGCAATGGAGATTCTAAAGAGCGGGTTCAAATACTTAATAGACTTAGTGAGCTAGAAGCACGCAAGATGAAAGAGCTGAAATTGAGGGCGGAAGATTGAGCTATGCGTTTTTTACTTAGGGCAATGCGCTGAGCGCATAACAATAGGTATTGACAGGTTGCCCTAGGTATGATCAGGTACCTTGCCCCATCGGCACGCGCCGACTCGGCCTCCCAACCCCATGAGAAGGCACCCCATGCACGAATCCCCCCCTCTCGCCTACGTGATACACCATCACCAACAGCGATGCCTGCATTGTGGCAGGTCGCACGACTATTGTGCGATCTACGCGCGCAACGATGTTAAGCCCGTTACGATAACGGGCTTAGGCCGTGCGGTTAGCAACCTGCACACCATTAAGCAACCCAGCGATGTTAATTGGAACGTTCCCATTGAGCATGCTGAAGCGAGAATAGTCGAGATTCCATTCTGTCACGCTTGCTATTCAACTGTAAGTCTGGCCCACAACTTAACCCCGCCACGGCCGCAAGTCGCAACCGGAGCCGCGGCTAAGACTTATGATGCCGCGGCCACGGTTTCAGGCGGCTATGCTGTTGAGTCCACAAGCCCCTTTCATAAGGTCGCCCCCAAGCCGCGGCGTGAACCCATTAAGGCCGCGACAATCGATGACCTGTTAGCATAACGGAGCTATCATGCATCCCGCAACCCCACGCGGCTTTGGCAACCACGTATTCGACGACCTCACCAAACACCTCAATCAACGCCTGCATAAGGCCGTCGAGGACTTTACCAGCCGCGTTCAATATATGGAATGCAGTACTAAGGAATCCACCATGGCCGCGGTCATAGCCTCGGCTCTGGAAATCGCCGGCATCGCCGCGACCGTAGGCGGCATGTCCCACAAGTCATTCATCCAGTTGGCCCACGAAACCTTCAACCGCTATCAGGAGCAAAAGCCATGACCGACTCAACCGATATCATGCATCGCACTACGGATCTAGTCGATCCGAATAGCCGACCTTCAAATCTCGACTACATCGTCCTCGACGCCAGCGGCTCGATGTTATCCAAGTGGTTGGAGTCGCTCCAAGCCATCGACAACTACGTTGCGGGGCTCACCATCGATACACGCATCATTGCGGTCAGCTTCACAACCGGCACCGGCGGCAATGCCGAGTTTATTAAGTTTCGCGACTGTCGCCGCGAGGACTGGAAGCCGCTATTACTCGACCAGCCCCAATGCCGGGGCCATATGACCCCACTATACGACGCCATCAACACCTCCGGTCGCGAATGTCGCGACATCAATCCCATCCACAACTCAGTGGTTTATGTAACGGATGGTGAGGAGAACGCCTCTAAAACCACCCAGCCCCAAGCCAAGGCCATACTGGATTGGATGCGAGCCAAGGGTTGGCAGATCACATTCATTGGGTGTGACTTCGACAACAGCCATCAAGCAGCCCTGCTAGGCGGTAACGCGCAAAGCGCGATCGGCGTCAGCAAGGCCCGCCTGGTCACTGCGACTAAGGAGCTAGCCAAGAAGCGTAACCTTTACAGCCAATTCGGCGTCCCGATGCATTGGAGCAAGGAAGACCATCAGCAGTTTGGTGGTTATATTGGAGGGGCGAAATGAGAGCCCTTCAAGCTTCCGAGAAAGAGCAGGCTTGTGAGACTTGCGGCTCACAGCCTGGAGAGTTGTGTCGGACTAAAGGCAACAAGCCCGCATGCGAGCCTCACTCTGCTAGATACAAAGCATGGCACGAGCACGGTGTGGCCACGGGCGCTGTTAAAGTCCCCCATCTCCAAATAAGCAACACATTCAAGCCTGAGTGCGAGTATGTTGTGACTGGTAAGATGTTAAATGCCATATTACGCGAGGCTGGGATTGGTACTACGTCGGCCTTTCAGAAGGAACGCGACATCAGAGCCATACTGCAATTCGCCGCACTAATTACAGATGCCCGTAGTTCGAAATAACTGACCATCTAAAGAGGAGTGGGAGCGGATACTCAAAACCCTCAGCTCCCACCCCTTCAATACCAGACCACCCAACTTTAACAACAATCCAGACCCAACTGACGACAAGGGAACCCCTAATATGAGCCAACCTATGACAACGAGCGATGATTTCCCGCTTGACAGGTTCATCAAACTGCTCAACATGCTGCGGGATACAACTAGTGACAATGAGAAGATTAATGCCATTCGCCTATGCAATGCGATGTTAGCGCGGAGTGGTTTGGACTGGGAACGTTTCGCCCGGGGCAAAATCACCATAGTTAACGATCCTTTCAGCTCAATCGCCGAACCCCCCAAAGCCGCCGCAGCGCCACCACCTCCTCAACCCACCCCACCTCAACGCTCCCCCCGCGACACCGCGATTGTCAATTCACGTCTCAACCTACTCCACAACAATCGCCACCATCTCCGCACTCACACCGCAACGCGGCTAGACCAAATCACAATCGATTGGCAACACCACGCTCCTAATATGAGTGATGCCGACTATTCGTGGCTCAGTTCCGAAGCCGCGCAGTTCGACCTCAAACAACGCGACATCGCCGAAGTTGAACGTTATTTAGATGTCTGCGACTTAGCCCCGCTCAACGATAGCGAAATCATCCGAGTCCGAGCTATCCGCATAACCTGGCAGCAATCCCAGCTTATGTGTGATCACGACTACAGCTTCCTATCCAGCCTGTATCGCTACTACAATCGCCCAACTGGCGGTCCTGGTAAGCGGAAAGCTAAGAGGTTGTTCTGATGAGCTACATCTATCTAGCCTCGCCCTATAGTCACCCTAACGCCTTAGTGCAAGAGATGCGCTACGTTGCAGCACGCGACGCCGTGGCCTGGCTCCTAAAACGCTGCATATGGGTATACTCTCCCATCGTCCACTGTCACCACCTCGCTTTGCATGAGTCCCTGCCTAAAGGCTATGCATTTTGGCGACCCTACAACAGGGCCATGCTCGAAGCTGCAACAGCACTATACATTTTAGATATAGTCGGCGCTTCAACTTCCGAAGGCGTCGCCGGCGAACACACACATGCTCAAAAGCTTAACTTACCCATCACCGCGATGAAGCCCTCAAACGATCGCGATGGCTATGACTTCGACCCTCCACTCAACTCACTGGAGATAATCCAATGACCCTCCCCCTATACATCATCACCCTCGATGGCGATATGTTTCAGGTCTGTCTATACTTTAAAGGCGAGACCTATCCCATCCCAGGCAAGCGTTACACCTCCTACTATGTTGCCAACATGGTGATAAAGCAGATGAAGGCGGAGGATTATAAGCATTGGCAAGAATCCTCACTCGCTAAACAGTCACGCGAATACGACGGCGAAGGAAAACCACTATGATCACCGCAAGACACGAAATCACCCTAAGACGCCGCTTAAATCGCGTCATTGACGATTACTTCTACGGCGGTCAGACCCAAGACGATCTTGTGGTTAACATAGTTGATGTTATCAAGCAGACTATAGAGGAAATGGAAAATGACAAAAGCCCCGCGATCACCAAACCCCGTTAGTAGCTTCGGACCTGAGCTGCTCAACGCCCTCATCGAGGGCTCGAAGCGAAGGTTCGAAGTTAAAGGTGTAACCTATCGCGAAGCAGTAAAGTTCCGCCATCGCTGCCACCAGTTACGGCATCGAATGCGAGAAGAGAACCACCAACTCTCCGCTGTAGTAGCCAAGACTCGCATTAGTATTGTGTGGGATAGTACGACTGAGGTACTGTATAGTAAGAAGCGCGTCGCCTACCCTAAGTCGGCCGACGCCAGAGTCAATATCGTCATCGAACCGCATGATAGTGAGTTCGCCGCGGCTTTAGCCGCGGCCGGTATCACCATCCGCCCCATCACCGACGACGGCATAGTTCCGGCGACCGAAGGGAGCGGCTCTAACACTCCGACCCCCTCAATCGAAAAACTCTTAGGTGACCTATGACAACCAAACAGGACCTGGTCGGCGAACTAGTCGTCGCCGCGCTGGAGACTCTCGACTGCTACCCCAGGCTCGTCGCCATGCCTGAAGAGGATAGCGCCACCGCGCTCAATCTCAACCTCACGTTGGCGAACTTCTTCAACACCCTCATCGATAACCTTAACGAGTCGGCCAGGGAGAAGTACGATGCACCTCAAACCTAGCTTGATGGAGAAGCTTAATGAACCAACCCGGCATTGACATAATCCAGCGTCTCCGCTGGGTTAGCGTCCACGGCACTCAGGCCGACGCCAGAGCTGCAATGGACGCCGCGATAGAAGAGATCGAGCGTCTCAGGGCTCAGATCACACACCTAAGCAACTCCATCACAGGCACGATGCAGGTCGCGGCTGAAAATATACGACTCCAATCCGAACTCGGAATCATAAAGGCCAGACTCAATGAACACGAACGCAAAAGCTAGTGACTTTGAAATCTTCATCAAACTAATGATGATGACCCAAAGCTCCAGCGATCAGGAGGCCCTTACGGCTCTGCGCAAAGCTAACGCTAAACTCGCCTCAATCAATCGCAATTGGGAAGAATTGCTTCGTGGTAAGGTAACCACGGCAGAGTTCCCCGACATCGCCATGGGTGGCAACCTCAACACAGGCGGCGGCGTTAAATACACCGACCAATTCATCACCGTCATGCTCGACGATCTCCTACTTGAGGTCCAAGGCAGCTTCCGCACTTTCGTGACCGATATTAATCGCTTCTGGGAAGAAAAGGGCTTCCTCACCGAAAAGCAATACAACGTGATTAAGAAGTCCTGGGAAATGCGGAGGTGATAAAATAAATCCTTGACGTGGAAAAAAGGCCCTTGACAGGCGATAGGGCGGTTGTTACAATCACAATCGCCCCAATGGGGCTCAACCTCCAACCTTTACCCGGAGGCGCCAATGAAGTAACCACCCACCACATAGCCCTCGCTGTTCTACGGGCCCCCCAGACTCCGGCACAAGCACTCTGGGGGGTCCACAACACGATAGTAGCGGGATTTAGTGGTGGTCAGGAAAGCCACGTTAGACAGGTGGGGCGTCATAGTCCCGGTTTAGCGACACTCCTGCCCACCACTAAGTCCCCCAACTCGGAGCACCACAATGGTAAATCCAGCTATAGCTGAGAAGTTCTTCGAGCTTCTAGCCGAGATCGTACACGGTGACGAGCCATACACCGAAAAGCTTGCCACTCTACTAGCTCTCGGCGACGAGGCCGATAAGGCCAATCTTGAAGAACTCATTACATGGTTCAGCTAACATGCCCCTCCCCATCACCTATCCCAACCTCAAAGTCCTCCGCGACGCCTTCATTCGCGTCGCCGAGGACGATCAAGACGCCCGCATTATTGATTGGCTCGACGAACTATTAGACATCACAGCGTTGCGGCCCAACTGGCCCCACACTATCACCCTCACCCCACAAGAATCAGTGAGCGGCTATGTCCCGACCATTTAATCCTGACCTATCAGTGCCGTGGAAGATCAACCTCCCGGCTACAACCGCGGGCAAGGTCGAATACGCCCTTCTCGACCCCGTTCATAGCAAACCCATATACGGCAGTAGAAACCAGCTGCTCAAAGCTTTGCTTGAATGGTGGCTAGCCCGCGAAGCGGGGCAACCTCTCCCACCCGTTCCTACAATACTTGAACTTCGGGAGCGCAAGAATGACTAACACCGAAACGAGCTATGTCTGGGACCCCGATCTCACCGACCCACGCTCACCGGTAGAGCTGGAGGCCCGGCGGCGAGAGATCACCGACCTGCTCAAAACCCAATACAAGGGCTACAACGACCCAGAGGTTCCCTTTCCTCTCTTGCAGGAGCTGTCGGTTATAACCTCAACCCTCCGGCGCAAGAACGCCGGGCCTCCACGCGAGCCGCGCCGCGCGGCTGTTAAGCCCCAAGCCGCGACGATAGACGACCTACTAGCCTAACGGAGCACCCCAATGACAACCGACCGACCACCCTTCCTCGCAACCATAGCGTCCGGAATGGCAGCCGGAGATGAGGCACCCAAGCCTGAGCCCACAATAACAGCCTCAGACGCTCTAAAGAACTTCGCCGCCGACCACATCCGCCCTACACTAGAAGCCCTCACCACCCTCGAAGAAACCATTGCAGCGTGTAAGAAATCCCTCAGTGCCGAACTAGCTAAGCTCTGCGATCAATCTGAGGGTTTCGCCGTTCACAACGTTGAAGCTATCAAGTGCCTCAACATCTGCACCGATGCCGTTACACAACTAGTAAACGGTCGTAATAATGCCAAACGAAGCTGACATAGCCCCGCCCGAACAGCAGAAGCTGGCCCGAACAATAGACAAACTCAAGCCAATGTTAGCCGCGGAATACGATCGCGGCTTTAACGACGGCCTCAAGTTCGTTATTAGCTGCCTTCGCCGCGCGGCTGACACCGTTGAAAAGCCTACCTATTCCGACTTTGAGCGTAAGTCGGGTAATGGTAGCCCCGGCGGCTCCATCTACCGCGGCGTCTACCGCAGCGGCCAACTTCACTTCGCCTCCCAACTCCGCTCCGTAGCCACAGAGATCGAGTCCGCCCTCAAAGCAGTCGAGACACCCCCCGATGGAACTAAAACCTGAACTACCCCTCTACATCGACAGCACCATGATGTCAACCTTCCGCAGTTGTATGCGGAAAGGTTATAACAACTTCATCCTCAACTGCACCTTACCCGGCGTTAGCATTGATTTGCATGCCGGCGGCTGCTTCGCCTCCGCATTGGAAGAAGTCTACATCCAAACCTGGGTCAACAAGCGCGACCTCCGCGACGCCCTCGCCGTGGCCCACGCCAGATTCCTACTCGAATGGGGGGACTTCGAGGTGCCAGAGTGGAAGCGCACCGCAAAGACCATGGACCGCACCTGGGAAGCCGTTGAGCACTACTTCGCCACCTGGAGCCCTAAGACCGATCCCATCATCCCATATCACGACGCCCATGGCAATCCCACCATCGAATACACCTTCGCCATCCCCCTCACACCCACTTCCCGGATAGTCAGCGATGGACATTTCCCTCTGCACCCTAGCGGTAGTCCTTTCCTCTATTGCGGACGCTTCGACATGCTCGGAGCTCTGGCGGGAAAGCCCGTTCCCAAAGACGACAAAACCACCGGCTCAAGTATCGGTCAGTTCTGGGCCTCTCAATGGAACTTGCGCTCCCAATTCATGGGTTACGTCTGGGCATGTCAACAATGCGACATCCCAGCTGATAGTGTCGCCGTGCGTGGTATTGCTATCCAAAAGACCCAATTTACCACGGCCGAGGCCCTCATCCCTTTCAGCCGCGACCTCATCTCGAGGTGGCACGAACAACTCCGTCGTGATCTCTGGCGCATCTACGATGCCTGGAACAGCAACAAGTGGGACTACAATTTCGGCGACACCTGTACCGCTTACGGACTATGTCCTTTCATGGACGCCTGTCAAAGTGCCGCACCTGACAATTGGCTCTCATCTTTCGACCGTAGGACTTGGAACCCCCTCTATAAAGACCCTTCAAGGGAGCCAATTAATGCCGGAGCATAGAACCAGGAGATAGGTTAATGACCTTGCTTTCCATCATCGATAGTCTTGAAGCCGCGGAGGCTAGAATGACCAAAGAACCATCCGAGGCCACAATGCGGGTGGCGCTGGAAATTGTCGAGCGATGGGTTCGTGAGCCCGCCAGCGAAGAAAACCACATTGCTAAGCTGGAGACGTTGGTTGCCCTAGCCCTCGACCACCATGCAGCGGTGCAAAGGGAGCGGGCCGCGCAGGAAGTTGAGAAGATCTTCCGCGAATATGTCTGGTGCGGTCAAGTCGCCGCCGCCATCAGGAGCGCATCATGCTAATTCTAACCATACCAGCA